GGGAACGGCGGCGGGTACGGCAGATTACACCGCTGATTATGTCAATGGCATTGTCACCTTTGCGGCAAATCAGGAAGCGAAGTCTTGGTATCTGACCGCACGCGCCTATGACATCTACGCCGCCGCCGCCGAAGTCTGGCGCATGAAAGCCGCACATGCTGCTGAAACAAGTTTCGACTTCTCCACCGATAACCATTCCGTCAAGGGGTCAAACGTGCCGATGCAATGTCTGAAAATGGCGGATTACTATGAGCGGCAAAGCATGATTAGCAGCCTGAATATATCCGGGTCGCAATCCATTTTGATTGAACGGAGCGACACATGATAACCGCTGCCCAGCTTGCGTATATGCGCACGGTGGTTAACGGTCTTATGCCGTCAACAGGCTACGTGCTAAGTCTGGCATACACCAATGATGGGTATGGCGGAGTTGTGGAGGCGTGGGGGACGGCTGGGACTATCTCGTGTCGGGTCGATCCATTACGAGGCGGCGAAGCCTTGCAAGGCGGGGCGATTCAACCCTTTCACGGCTTCCAATTGACCGCGCCATATAACACGGTACTTTCGGAAGCCAATCGGGTCAAGGTTGGGGCCGAGACTTACGCGGTCAGAAGTGTGGATAGCGATAAAAGCGACGCGGTTAGCCTGCGCGCAGTCATGGAGCGCCTATGAACGTAGTCAAACTGGACACGAAGGAATTAGATCGGATTGCTGCGCAGTTGAACATCAAGCGTGAGGCCGTCGGACGGCGCATGGCTTTTCAGATTGAAAAGGTAGCCAAAGAAATGTCGCCTAAAGACACCGGCGCGCTGCGTAATTCTATCTACACCGTAACGCAAAAATCAGACGGCTACAGCGCGGCTTCATCGGCTGCCAAGTCTGCCAACCCTGCTGTGACTACCGCGCCGCATCCCGCGCCAACGGGTGACGTGATTGCCAACGTCGGGCCGTGTGTAGATTATGCCGAATATCAAGAGTTTGGCACATCGCGCATGGCGGCGCACCCTTACCTAACCCCTGCCGTCGAGCAGATAGCCGCGAAGTACAACGATGGTAAGGAATGGGCGGAGTTGGTTGAATGAACGCGATAAACGCGGGTATCTACAGCGCCTTATCCGGCGGCACGGCATTAATTACCGCGCTGGGTGGTACGGCCATCTATCACTTGCAAGCGCCGGACGAAAATGCGCTGCCTTATGTGATCTATTCGTGGCAAGGCGGCGGTGATGTAAACGAATCGCCGCACGGGGACAACGAATCGGTGCGCTTCGTCAGAACCTACGCGGCTACAGCGAAACAGGCATGGGAGATTGACGCGCTTATCAAGCCGCTGCTGCATAACGTCGCGCTTGCGGTCACTGGCTATACAACTATCATCTGCCGCCGCGAGGATGATTATGAAAGTGTTGAGACAAGCCCGACTGGCGTAAAAACGTTTACCGCTGGCGGACTTTATCGTATTCGCATTACAAAATAAGGAGTAACAACAATGGCTGAATATATTGGGAAAGACGCTGATTATCGCTGGGTTTGGAGCGGCGGTACGGTAAACTTTTCGGCTGACCACCGAACATTTAATTATGCGCCGTCCGTAGAAATGCACGACACAACCGCCGGTTCGGATGTGGCTAAAACCTATGTATCTGGCGTAAAAGACGGATCAATGACATTGACCCTCGTTCACCAGGGCGGAACTGCGCTGGATGGCCCTTGTGCTGAGGGTGTTGGCGGAACGTTGTTCTGGTCGCCGGAAGGCACTGCCACCGGCAAGCCGAAACACAGCGCCCCGGCCATCTGCCAGGGCTTTAGCTACAACCCACAATACGCCGCTGTGGTCGAATACCAAATTTCATGGCAGCAAAACGGTGTTCGTGTGGATGCGGCCTGGTAGGTGACATGAAAGAAATAACCCTATCGACCAAAGAAACATTGACCATCGACACCAACCGCGTGAGCATAAAGGAATTTCGCAGTTTGTTTGACGCCAAGCAGCCAGACGAGGATGAATATGCCATTATCGGCAAGATCATCGGCAAGACGGGCGAACAAGTTGGCGAGTTTGGTCAGCGAGATTATCGTTTGGTGTTGGACGCTGTAATCAAAGCGGCAGGCGAACCGCTTACCGACCCTACTTGAGCCAGCGCGTCTATGAGGCGATGACCTTCGACGAAAATATGCCATTTGAAGTGATCGTTTGGGACTTATGCGAACGCTTTGGCTGGACATATGAATATGCCGAAGGAATAAGCCTGGCGCGACTGGCAGAGTTTACACAAGTTCAGGATGGCAAAGCGCACGCGCGAAATAGTCTATTTAACAAGAAAGGCCGGTGACACATCGGAAAGCGAATAGCAACCCTACACGCGGAAATTTCTGCTGATACTGCTAAACTGCAAACCGGATTGACTGACAGTAAGAGCAAGTTAGTCAATTTCAAGGATCAATTAAGCAGTACGGTAAAAAATGTCACCGGCTTTAGCCTTTCTACGGTAACGGCCGCTGGTGCGGCGTTTGCCGTTGGCAACGCCATTAAACAATCGGTCACAGAGTGGAGCGCATACGCAGAGAGCGTTGAAAAGGCGGCGCGGCTTTCCGGTGTGTCATCGGAAGAAATGAGCCGCCTGATTCAGGCGTCCGATGATTTCCGCGTGTCACAATCCAGCCTGACAACTGCCATGAATATGGCGTTGAAAAATGGATTTACGCCGACAATCAACAACCTGGCAAAATTATCCGATGAATTTATTGCCATGAAAGACCCGGCCGAACGCGCTGAAATGGCGAGTAAGATTTTCGGCCGTCAATGGGCTGAGATCGAACCGCTGTTGCGCCAGGGTGGAGACGCTATCCGAAATGGAACCTCTGCGATTGCCGACAATCTGGTTGTGACCGAGGAAGCGGTACGCAAGAACAAAAAATTTATCCAGACACTTGATAATTATGAGGATGCCTGGACAGGACTAAAAAACACCGTTGGGCAGGAAGTGTTGCCGGTTCTGACTGCCGCCATGCAAGCAGCCACAGAAGGCGATAACCTATGGGAGTTTATCAAGCGCCTTCGTGATGAAACAAAAGAAACTGATCCAGCAATTGCGGCAATGACTGGCCGTCTTGACGCGCAGTATCAAGCCTACCTGAATACAACCGCAGCGGCAGAAGGTAACGCGGATGCGACCAATATGGTCATGGATGCTACCAACGATGCGGCTTCAGCAATGGCGAAATACACAGACGCGCTGCTATTCAAACTTGCCAGCGAGGGACTATCAGAAGAAGCGGCGCTTGAACTGGCTTATGCAATGGGACTGGTTGACGAAAAGACGGTGTTAGCCACGCAGAAAACAAGCGAGTGGAAGAAAAAACTGGATGACGGAACTATATCGCTTGATACATACAACAAGCTCGTTTCCGATCTCCAGGAAAACATAGACGAACTACACGACAAGGAAGTCAACCTAACATTCAATATCAACACAAACGGTAGCATTCCGGATTATTACACAGATGCCGGATATAAACCAGACCCCAACGCAGTCTTTACGCCCAAATCATCCGGCGGCCCAGTAATGGCTGGAGCGCCATATTTGGTTGGCGAGCACGGCCCCGAACCATTTATCCCTAGCACAAACGGAACGATCATGCCAAACAGCGACTTCGAAGAAATACTGAGAAACATAAACAACGGCATCGTTGTCAACGTTTATGGCGCAACCGATCCAGCGCAAACTGCGCATCTCATCGATCTGAATTTCCGCGCCGCTCAGGCGCTGGCAGGGGTAGCATAATGGCACTCACACGCGAAAAATTTTACGTCGTCGTACCGAAGGCGTCAACCAACCTATGCACCAATCCGAGCTTTGAGCTGGCGACTACTGGTTGGTCTGGCGGCTATGGCGGTTCAACGATTGCCAGAGTAGCCGGATACGGCAGGCGCGGAGCTTATGCGCTTAGAGTAACGCCTGCTACGGGGCAAACGTCCGGCGCATTATATACATTTGCTGCAACGGCAGGAACGACTTATACCGCATCCATTGATCTTGATGGTACGTCTGGCGTAACCTATCGCATTAGCTGGACAGACACATCATACAATATTCAGGCGCAGTCAAATTATGTTTCTGGCGGCGGATACGAGCGCCTGGCGGTGACGTTCACGGCGGCGTCCAGCACAAATTATTATTTGATTATCGCCCGTATTACGCCTAACACAAATGTCGATCCATTTTACATCGACGGCTGCTTGATTGAGGCCGCATCCGAGGCCAGCACCTATTTTGACGGCGATTCATGGGGGCTGACATTACAGCGCGATTACGGCTGGAATGGCACGCGGCAGGCGTCCACGTCTTACCGGCTGTCACGAACGCGGGCTGGCGGCACGCTGCTGGATATAGAAACCTACGCGAAAATATTGGGTCATTACGGCTTAGGCCGCGCACCCGAACAGCACTTTACCAGTGAGATAAACGCAGACGGCGAACTGTATCAGGCTACGAAAGTCATGCCGCGCGACTTCGTCATCAAT